ATGTGCGTCCAGTTCACTCGCTCACCCTTCCAGATCTCCTGCGCCCATGCTTCCGCGTCAACGTGCTCCCTCATCGTCAAGAGATCCATGTCTGGAATGAAGCCGAACAGACGACCGTCGAGTCGGAAGGTCGACTGGTGTATCGGTGTGCATTCGGACACGCTTCTCTCAATCAGCTCGAGCGTCTTGTTGACTGCGTCGTATGTCCAGTCCTCGATCAGCTTGCGCTTGACTCCAGTGTAAGCTGCGATGCGTTCCACGTCCGTCTTCGCGTTCATGTACGCGATGTAGGTGCGGAGCGTTACGTCGTCCAGTGTTTTCGGTATCTCGACTCTCATCTGTATAATTGACTTTTTTCGGTTATATGTTCCCAATGATCTCGATAATCGGAGCGCCATCGGCTCCGGTGACCTCCTGCCGTTCGATGTAGCCGCGACGCTTCCCTTGTGTCTTGAGGAAGAAGATCGTCGCCGCGACGTTTCCCTCCTTGATCAGCTTGTGGAGCTGAGCCTCTGCGAAGTCGATTGTCACCTCCTTGAGTGCGGTCACCTTTGCACAGTAGTCCTCATCCGCTTCGAGCCAGTTGTAGTGTGTCGCTCGATGGATGCCTGTGTTATGCGCGGCCACGGTGACCACGCCGAGAGCCTTCTCGAGGTTCTCCAGCATCGTTTTCTTTAGCGTCGAAGTGTCGAGTGCGTTCATGCTTCACTGTTTTCGATTTGTCGCTCCCATATCTTCCCGTTGATCTTGACCTCAAGCGTCGGATCCTGCTCGATCATACGGTTGATTATGATCTGGCAGTACCTCGGCTCCTTCTCCATGCCGAAGCATGTGCGACCGATTTGAGCACTGGCCAGCATCGTCGTTCCAGATCCGAGGAAGAGGTCGAGAACGATGTCACCGCGTCCACTACTCGCGTCGATTGCGTTGCTGACCATCTCGAGAGGCTTCTGCGCGGTGTGATGCTTGTCGCTGGTGCGATTGTGTCGCCAGATATTCGGGCGGCCCATGATCGGACGCTCACCTGTGATGGTTTTGCCCATGACCTTCGTCTCGATTGGTGAGTGTGTCATCAGCCAGATCAGCTCGTGACATTGCTGGTACCATAAGCCGAGGCCTCCGTCACCTTTGTCCCAGACGATCAAGTTCTTCGGAGTGAGTTCTGCGATTGTGAAGGCCTTCTGCAGTGAAAAGGCGCTGTGCCAGTCACAGCAGACGTAGACATGACTGAACAGGACCGTATGTGATCGGATAGCCTCGAAGATCGTGACAAAAAACGGCATCGCCATGCTGTCGTCGTTGACGTTGTGGACGCCTGTGCTATTTCCGAAGAGTGCGTACGGTGGATCCGTGAATACCATGTTCGCCTTCTGGCTGTTCATGAGCTTGTCGACTTCGGTGCTGATTGTGCTGTCTGAGCAGAAGAGACGGTGCGGTCCGATTTCAATCATGTCACCCTCGACGATTGTAGTGCGCACTCGTTCCGGTTCGATGTACTCATCCGGTGAGGTGTCGATCGTTGGCTCGAACATGTCCTTCGGCAGATCCATGCCCCACTCATCCAGCTCGGCGACGTCCCACTCGTTAGCTAACATCTCCCAGTCCCACTCGCCGTATCCGACGTTGTCCTTGATTATGAACTGGCGCTGCTCCTCTTCGGTGAGGTCGCTGGCCTTGATGACTGGCACCTCCTTGATGCCTGCCTCCTTGCATGCCTTGAGGCGCATGTTTCCGCCGAGGACGATCATGTCATCGTTGACCACGATCGGACGCAGTTCGAGCATCTTCGGGAAGGTTCTGATCGACTCGACGAGCTTCTTGTACTTGACGTCCTTGATCGTTCGCGGGTTGTTCGGGTTCGGCTTGATCTGTCCGAGCGGCGTGAGTGTGCTGTTCATGAGTTGGCCTCCTTGTATGACGTGACGCAGACCGCATAGCGCTGACTGGCGTCGGTGTATTCGGTGAGCATCTTCGAGTCAGACATACATCGAGCCATGAAGTCCTCGCGCTTCTCTGCGGGTGTTGGTGTAGGTATAGGCATCTGTTGAGTGTTTATGTGTTTACGTAGTGAGTGCGTGCTGGACGGTGTCGTATGGTCCCTTGATTCGATGCTGGAAGCCGTTGCTCATCTCGACGATCGTGTACTTCGGCGAGAGACTGTCATAGATTGCTATGATGTGGCTGATGTTGATCGTGATGCGAGCCTCCGCGTACTGTTTCGGGCGGTGAAGGTTAAGCTCTTCCATCAGCCTGTCGCTGATCCGGTCCTCGCTGTGATCCTCCTCATCGAAGAGAGCGACGGCGAAGAGATAGCCGCCTTCCCGGTAGCACTGGTATCCGTTGTTCATATTTGTACGTCCTGTTTTTTGCCGATTTGCAGTTGTAGCTCCTTGATCACTTCGCGGACGCAGTTGTCGCAGCGTCGCATCGGTCGCCCGCTGACCTTCTCGAACCACTTGACGACGTTGTCGACTTGTTCGCTCGTGATCTTCCCGGTCTTGGGTAGTGATCCGATAAAGTCCTCGAGCAGGTTCGTCTCGGTGTCGCTGAGTCGGTACTTGCCCCAGCGGCCTATCGGACACGACTCGAAGCTGTACTTCGTCTTCTCGCCGATGTCGCAGCCGCAGAGTCTGACCTTTTTTTTGTAATACTTGACGAGGTTGATCTCTTTCTTGTCTTCTGTGACGTCGAGATCCTCCTCATCGACCAGACCGCCGTGCGTGCCAGTGATGAGCCCCTTGAGGTTCATCTTCGTGCCGCAGGAGTCCGTCTCCTTGACGTAAAATTTGCAGGCGCCGCATTCATTGATGCGGGCCATCCTCACCCTCGCGGGGACGTTGAGCTTGAACATTGTCTCTGATTTTTTTGATAGCGTTCTCGACTAATTTGTACAGCACGCGCTTCGGTATGCCTGTCTCGGATGCGACGACGTCATACTTGAAGTCCTGCATCGCGTACAGCCGCAGGACGACCGCGTCCAGTTCTGGCATCAGTGAGATGTAGGCATCGATATACTCGTTGTCAATCCTTGCACCCAGCCACGGCGTCTCCGGTTCCATGTTCGAGACGTCTGCCTCTGTGCTCCACAAGGCCGCGAAGCGCTTGTACCTTTGCGCGTACTTCGTGTAACGTCCGATTTTCATGAGATACATCGAGCGGTTGACGTATTCGTATAACTTCCCACGACTGGCGACCTCCTCGGCGGCTTCGCGATGCTTGTCGAAGATCTTGAGCAGGGTCTCACTGAGAAGATCCTCCCCGCGCACTATGTCGCGCTCGAGTCCGATGGCATGCTGTCGCCACTGCTTGTAGTATTTATTCACAGCGTCGGTCAAGTGGTCGCGATGTTGCACTTTTTAGTCATATCTTTGCGAAGGTACTGCGCGGTCTCACTTTTGCCACGCTTACTTTTGAACATGACTCTCGAAGATTTCATACTTGAGCACTTCGGCACGAAAGAACTCGCAGCTCGCAGGCTCAAGGTGACACGCTGGACGCTCTACCGGTGGCTCGATCAGCCCGGAAACATCCAGCTCAGATACTATAAACGTCTCGCAGACATCACGGACACAAACATCGACACCATCATCTCCTATGGTCTCAAAAATCATCAGCCAGCTGATTGGACAGCTCACCGCTGACCAGCTCCGCATCACTCTCATCCGACTCATGCCTCTCATGCAGCGTCAGCATCATGAGCAGCTGCGTCGTGAACTGATCGGTCTGCTCCCGGAGTGGGACGATGTCGTCGCCATGCGTGACATGCGAGCCATCGCAGGTAACCTCGACGAGCTGTTCGTGGAAGTGTGCAAGATAGTCGAGGACGTGATGGGTGTGTCTGATGTTCACATCGTGAAGGGACGCAAGCAAGAGATGGTCATCGCGCGCCAGATCGTGATCTTCTGCATGTGTGAAGAGCTGCACCGCATCGACCGCATGACATACCGGGAGCTCGCTGACTGTTTCGCGGGTCACGTGCATCACTCGACGATCATATACGCGCGCAAACAGGTCACCAACTACATCCAGTGCGACGCAGGTCTTTTTAAACAGATGACCGTCGTCGGTGAACGACTGGCTGCGATCGGTTTCTCCCGCGTGCTTGATTCTGTGACTACTTTGCGAACTATTAACCGTAAAATATAAATACATGAGTGCATATCAGCAAAAACCGAACACGGGGACGTTGTTCAAAAACACAAAAAAAACCAGTCCGAATCAGCCAGACATGGACGGCATCTTCATGAACGAGAACGGCGTCCTGCGTCGGATCGCTGCATGGACGAAAGAGGGTAAAAACGGACGGTTCCTGTCGTTCATCATGTCCGACATGGATCAGCCGCGAAATAATGAGAAGCCAGTCCCACCTCCCACAGCTTCCGACGACGGTCTTCCGTTCTGATGCCGAAGATCGACTTCCTACCCAAGCAGCTCGAATGCTTCCAAGCGCTCACTGTCGACTCTTCTGTCGAGTGGGTACTTTTTGGAGGCGGTCGAGGCGGTGCGAAGTCGTTCACCGGATCCGTCTGGCAAATTTGGCGACGGTTGAAGTATCCGGGCACGCGTGGACTGATCGGTCGCTCGAAGCTCGACACGCTCAAGAAGACGACGCTCAAGACGTTTTTCGAGGTGTGTGGCTTGTACGGTCTGCGCATGGACAAGGATATCTTTTTCAATGCTCAGTCGAACGTCATCACGTTCTCGAACGGGTCCGAGATCCTGCTCAAGGACCTGTTTGCATATCCGTCCGACCCTGAGTTCCAGCAGTTGCAAGGTCTCGAGTTGACGGATGCATGGATCGACGAGGCCGCTCAGGTGTCAAGGCGTGCCGTTGAGGTCTTGAGCTCTTGCTTCCGCTACCGGATGAAGGACTTCGACCTCAAGCCGAAGATGCTGCTCACCTGTAACCCGCACAAGGGCTGGCTGTATCATGAGTTTTATCTTCCATGGCGTGACGGGACGATGGGCCACAAGCGCGCGTTCATCCAGTCACTCGCCTCAGAGAATCCTCACTTGCCTGCGAGCTATCTCGACACCTTGGAAGATCTTCACGAGATCGACCGCCAACGTCTCAAGTATGGCATCTGGGAGTATGACGAGACCGCCGACGGTCTGTTCGGATACGACGATCTATCGCACGCCTTCCGTGCTGATGAGCTCAAGGGTGAGATGTATCTGACCTGTGACGTCGCTCGACTCGGGAAGGACAGGACAGTCATGGCTGTCTGGCGTGGTCTGCAGTGTCTCGAGATCCATGAGCTCAGAAAACAGAGAGTCGACGAGGTCGTGCGAGCTATCCGAGAGCTGCAGGCTCGTCACCATATCGAAATCCGGAACGTGATCGCAGACGCGGACGGTGTCGGTGGCGGTCTCTGTGACGTGCTCCGGTGTCGTGAGTTCATGAACGGATCGCGAGCGGTGCACAGTGACAAGTTCGTACACCTCAAGGCGGAGTGCTACTATAAACTCGCCGAGCTCATCGAGGCGCGTGGTGTACTTTTGCCCATAAGCCACCGGGACACGATCACGCGCGAGCTTGACATGATCCGAAGGAAGCGACCAGAAGCCGACGGGAAGCTGTCGGTCTCATCGAAGGATGAAATCAGTCGCCAGCACGGCGTCTCGCCAGACTACGCCGACGCGATCATGATGCGCATGTATTTCGAACTGCGACCGAACTACGGGAAGTATAGCTACGGATAAAAAAAGGGCCCGAAGGCCCTCTGTAACATGTTACAACCGGTTACAATTTGTAACCACTTGTGACACTCACCACAGGAAGCGGACGCGCGCATATTTGCCGCCCTCCATCTCCGCAATAATTCCACCGCGCTCCTGCAGGAGCTTGAAGAGCATGCCGTATTCGGTGACGCGGTGCTTGTAGCGTAGATCTTGGAACTGCTCGCTCCTTGTGTCGATCCATGTGCGGTCGTACTTGTCACGCAGTTCGTCAATGAACGCGACACTGTGGACGCGTAGCCGCTTGTAGATGTTCTCGAAGATAGGCGTCGGCTCTTCGAAGAGCTGCGTCTGTTGTGAGGCCTTAATGATGGCGCCGACTTCCTCAGCGCTCAGGACGAGAAGGATCCCGCCGTCGTTGGTGCTTGTGATTTTCATGACTTGAATGCGTTGTTTTTGGTTAGTGTCCAGAGCTCGTCTGTGACGTTTTTGAGTTTTGTCTTGTTCGTTGACATGCTGCTCCCTTTTTGCAGGAGCTGGATGCGTAGCTGGCGCAGGTGTACGATGCGCAGGACCTGTTCCGGTGTGTATGTGTTTGTCATAATAGGGTGTTGATTTCGTTCTCTACTTGTCGCCAGTACTCAGTCAGCTCATGACCGCAGTGCGCCTGCATCTGATCGACGAACATGAGCGCACACTGTCTGGCGGCTTCTGATTTGCTTCTCCGTCCTCGGATGCTGGCGTCCGGGACGACGTTGTTCAGGATGTCGTGGAACTCATCGAAGAGCTCAATCGCGTGATCTTTGGCTGTCATTTGTCACCTCCGTATGTTTCGTTGTAATACTGTAGAGACAAGCGTCTTTCGTATCCGTACAAGTTCGCGTCCTGCACGTCCTCGGCTCCGCAGACGTAGGCGTACTGGATGTTTGACTTCTCAATCCGTTCGGCGTCCTTGATGAGCTGGAAAATCTCCTCGGCTGTCAAGCTCTCGCGACGACTTCGAAGGAGCTGCGACTTCATCCATCCGGTCGCGCTCAGTTTGGTGCTGTATATGCGTCTCATATTTTGCACTCCTTCTCTTGTGGACGCCAGTCGACCTGATCCTTGTTGACGTTCGCCATGATCGTCTGCGATAAAATCCGAAGGTGCTCTGGGCTGAGATTGTACTGCGTGTCGATGACGACCTCGTACTTGACGGCGCCGTTCGTGTGGCGCAGGAGTTCGAAGTTGTAGCTCGGCTGAGCCTCTTCCGATAGCATCAGCGTGATGACGCCACGGAAGTACTCCGTGCGCATGTGTGGTTTGGTGTCGATTGTGATCATCTTATTGATTTTTGATTGTTTCCATTTTTTGTATTGCCTTGAATATTTCAAGCGCGACCTGTGGGACGATTGCATTCCCGTATGCCTTCACGCTTTCGACTCGCCACTTCGAAAAGGTAATACCGTCCAGCTCGGCGGGAAGCCCATCATCTCCGCTACAAACAGGGGACTGAGTTGGAAAGTTTTTCCAGCTCTCTGTGTGCAGTGTTCTCCCACTACCGACGGCATATTCCTCAAAGTGTCGGTCCGACTCTTCCCATCTTTGCGAATCATTGCGTGTGGGCTTGCTCCTCCTTTGTAGTACATCGCGCATGGTGTCGGCAGCATACCGTTCGCCATCATTCTGCTCAACGTCATCGAGTGCATCGAGCCTTCCTTGACCTGCGTGCTCTTCATGTTCGCGCTCGCGTTCGTTGAGTCGAAGGCTGTCGGTGTTGGAAGCAGTCCAGCTTGCTGCAGTCCGTTTTTCAAAAAGGTGCCGCCCTGTGCATAATTCGTATTCCTGTCGGCTCCCGTCGTTACGGTAGGCAATAAACCAGACGCGGTCTCTTCGATGCGGAGCGCCGACGGCACAAGCTGGAAGTAGAAACGGGAGCACTTCGTAGCCGATAGCTTCCAGATCAGCTTGCACCTCGTCGAAGACCAGCCCCCCGTTCCAATTAGTAAGGCCGCGAACGTTTTCGCCCACGACGTAACGCGGGGAAGTTTCTCGAATGACTCTAAGCATCTCTGGCCAGAGATGTCGCTCGTCATCCTTCCCCAGTCTCTTCCCTGCGTTGGAGTATGGCTGGCATGGGAAGCCTCCGGTGAGGATGTCGATGTCGCCTCTGTGAATAGTGAAATCTGTCTGCGTGATGTCGCCATAGCTTTTTGATTTTGGGAAGTGATGTTTTAAGACACGCTGGCCGAAGTCGTTCCACTCGCAGTGGAAGACGTTCGTCCAGCCCATCCACTCAGCCGCGAGGTCGAAGCCTCCGATGCCTGAAAATAGTGATCCGTGTCTCATTGTTTCAATGTTTTGATTTTTTGCTTGTATACCTTGACCAGCTCCTTGATCTCGTCCACAGTCAGCGAGAGCCGTCCATTTTTTGCCGCATGCAGTTCGTCGGTTGCTTGCTTACCGATGCGGGTCAGAAGACGCTCGCCGTACTCGATCAGATTGCCGTGCTTGTGCTGGTTGCACTCGACACACTGGCCGTGAACGTTTCGCTCATCGAATCGGAGGTTCGGATACGATCCGACGCTGTAAAAATGACCAGCGTCATATTTGGCCTTGAGCGGTCGCTCGCAGCTGATGCACAGCGTCCCTTTGTCGCGTTCTCTTATATAAGAGTTGAAGACTACCTGCAGCTCCTTGAGATGCTCCTGTCTGGTCTTGATCCGTTCGCGCATCTCTTGGATCTTGAGGCGGTCGTTTTTCGCCTTGAGAGCCTTCGAGTGAAGCAGGATACAGCTCACCGTCGTACAGGTCACCTGCAGTGTGCTGATTGTAGGCGTGAACGGCTTCTTGCAGATCTTGCAGCGCTTGCTCTTGGTCTTGTTCATTATATTAGTCCTCTATTATATTGACGAGGTTCATGACGTGTTTAGGTACGCGGGTCAGCTGGCGTCTGTGATGCTTCCAGTCTGTCGTCACGTGTCCGATTTTTTTGGCTGAGTATATGACATGGAAGAGCTCATTCCTTGAGTTGATCACGTCATAGCTGCCGTCGCTGTTCTTATATACTTTCATAACTTAAAAAGGTAAGGGTTCGTGTTGTGTGTGATTATTATATTCGATGTAGCGCATCACGCTCGGCAGGAAGCGCATCCGAGCGATGCCTGTGGAGCCGTTTCGCTGTTTGGCGACGATGTACTCGCCGACGCCCTCCATGCTCGTCCCGGCTTCGTCTGTCTTGACTCCGTAATACTCGGGACGGTATAAAAAAACGACGATGTCGGCATCCTGTTCAAGGCTTCCAGACTCTCGAAGATCCGAGAGCATGGGCCGTTTCTCTGCGCGAGCTTCGACTCCGCGAGATAATTGACTCAAGGCAATGACCGGAACGTCGCACTCCTTCGCGATGAGCTTGAGGTTTCGGCTGATTGTGCTGATCTCCTGCTCTCGGTTCTGTCCTGCCTTGCGCGTTCCGGATCCGAGCAGCTGGACGTAGTCGACGTAGACGATGCCGACCTTGTGCTTGTCGACCATAGCCTTCACGCGAGTGCGTAGATCGAAGACAGAGAGGCCAGCGGTGTCGTCGATGTAT